TAGTTGGGTAAGTATATATATATATATATTAATATTATAGTATATACAGTAATTACATAAATACCTAATAAATACATAATAATATCCATAATATATCAACGACTTATATCACAGGAAACACCAACGGTCCGTTGAACAACACAGCAGATTTTCGGAATTTCGGTCTTTTTTCGTCGTTTTCAACGACATAAGTAACTGCACCAAAGGCATTTGTGTCGTGAAAAATCGGGCAGAACCCGAATTGGTCAAAATTGGTCAACCTTTTTCCTGTTTTCGTCGTTTTTGCCCGCCGAGAACCTTTCACTTCTTTCACTCAAGAAACGCCGCCCGGTCGACGAAAACCGCCGCAGCGCCCGGCCGGATTGTCCGTTTCGGCCACCGCGCGCCCCGGCCGCCGCGCGCCACGCCCGAAAAAAGAATTTGCACCGCCACGCTCGCCGCCCTCGAAAGGGACGGCAAAGGCCTTCGCTTTGCCATGGCCACATGGGACGCTAAAGACAAGACCCGGCGGCTGGGTGCGTTAGATAAGGCCGGATTGCCGCGCAACGCCCCTTGACGAGAATGAAAACGAGCTTATATTTGTCAACAGTGCGACGGTGCGCCCAGGATTGGTTGACGAACCCGTCAATGGCAGGAGGAAAAAGCCCGGCATGACCAGGATGTCCCAATACGAGTACCTGCTGGCGGTGACGCCGGACGAGGCCGCCGAGGAAACCTACAGCGACGCCGAGCCGGACGAGGCCGAGGAAGCCTTCCGCCTCGCCGCCACTATGGTCCGCGAGGCCCTTAGGCTCGCCGCCGACGTGGCGCTTTCCGACGCCGTCAACGGCGGCATCCTCCTGGGACGCATGGCCGGCATGTCGCTCGCCGAAATAGGTCAGAAGAACGGCATGACGAAGCAGGCCGTCCACAAGCGCGTCCTCACCATCGCCGCCCGATGGCCGGCACTGGGCGAAGTCCTGACCGGCGCCGCCGCGCCCCTGGACGAGGAGATCGCCGGACGCGAAGCCGTCATCAAGACCCGGCAGAAGACCGAAAAAATGCGACAGGAGGCCACCAGGTGGATGAACAAGCCAAACTAAGACTCCACATCGAGCTCTTCGAGGCCGAGGAGAACTACGCCCGCATGGAGGAGGCGCGGCGGCAGTGCATCGAGGTCTGGAACCGCGACCTCCGCGCCGCCCGGAAGATAATCGAGGCCAAGCGCAACGAGCTGCGCTCCGGCGCCCTCCAGCCGGAGCTGCGCGACATGATTAAGGGGAAAGCCAAGCCATGACCCGAACCCCGGAAAAAGCCCACGACGGCGCGAGGCGCCTGCGCAATGTGCGCTGGGAATCGTTTTGCCTGGCCTACACGGGCGATTTCCGGCGCAATGGGGCGGGGGCCTATAGGGCGGCAGGGTACAAGCCGAAGACGCCGGAAATCGCCGCTTCTGCGGCCGAGCGGCTGTTGAGGAATGTTGACGTCCAGAATCGCATCGCCTATTTGGACGACGAGGCGCTGAAGATCGAGCGCCTCCACGCCCGCGACGCCATCCGGCGCCTGGCCGCAGTTGCGACGGCGAAGCTCTCCGACTACCTGGACGAGTCGGGGCGCATCGATCCGGCGAAGGTGGCCGACCCGACGCTGTCGGCGGCGGTGCAGGAGATGACCCAGGAGGACACGCCGAACGGCATGAAGGTCAAGATCAAGCTGAAGGACGACATGCGGGCGCTGGAGCTCCTGGGGCTGACCGAGAAGGCCGCGCCGGAGACGCAGCAGCAGTGCAGCGTGTTCATCATCGAGACATGAAGCCTCGCCGCTACAAGCTCTTCCCGAAGCAGAAGCAGGGCTGGGGCCTCCTCGAAGACCCGGCCCTGCGCCGTATTGTCTTCGACGGCGGCGCGCGGAGCGGCAAGACCGACGTGATCCTGGTCTGGCTGATCAAGGAGGCGCTGTCGCGGCCGGGGGCGCGCGTCCTGGTGGCGAGGTGGCGGCTGGACCATGCGCGGACGACGATTTGGAACCTGAGCCTGAAGAAGATACTGCCGCCGGGGACGTGCGGCGCGCGCTACCACGAGAGCACGCTGGAGGTGCGGTTCCCGAACGGCTCGATGATCCGCGTCGGCGGGCTGGACGACGCCGAGCGGGTGGACAAGATCCTGGGGGACGAGTACCTGCACATCTACATCAACGAGGCCACCCAGGTCAGCTGGGACACGGTGACGAAGGTCCTGACCAGGCTCAGCCAGAATCTGCCAGGCGCGGTCCGCAAGCTGATTTTGGACTGCAACCCGAAGGGACCGCAGCACTGGCTGCACGCCGTCGGCGTCCGGCATGTCCAACCGGCGGCCGACCCGCGCGACGCCAAGGAGCTGCCCGACGCGGCGACGTGGGCGCGGCTGTCATGGACGCCGTACGACAACCCGTATTTGCCGGCCGACACCATCGCCACTCTGGAATCCCTTCCCGGGGTCATGCGGCGCCGGATGCTCCTGGGCGAGTGGTGCAACAACGAGGGCGCGGTCTACGACATGTTCGACCCAGATGCCCATTGCGTTGACGGCCTGCCGGCCGGGAGCGAGTCATGGCGCCGCCTGCGGTCGATCGACTTCGGCTTCACGAACCCCTTCTGCTGCCTGTGGGGTGCGGTGGACGGCGACGGGCGGCTGTGGGTCTACCGCGAGCTCTACCGGGCGGGCGCGCAGATCGCCGACCTGGCCGAGGAGATCAAGGCCGCCGAGGCCGGGCACTTCGCGACGGTGGCCGACCCCGCCGACGCCGACGCGCGCGACTTCCTGAATAGCCACGGCGTCAGCAACGAAGAGGCGCGCAAGGACGTGTACATCGGCATCCAGGCCGTCCAGAAGCGCTTTATGCCGGCGGGGGACGGCCGGCCGCGTCTGTACATCTCCCGCGACTGCATCAACGTCATTGCCGAGCTCTATGACTACAGCTGGGAGGAGCCGAAGGACGGCCGCAATGCCAAGGAGGAGCCGCGCAAGGACCGCGATCACGCCATGGACGCCTTGCGCTACATGGTCATGGAGGCCGACCGCCCGCGCGACTACAAGGTCGAGGGTGCGAACGCCTGGCGCGACGACGGCGCCAGCGCCCTGGCGAAGTATTTCTGACGTGCGTTTCAATTTGGTTGACGCTCCGCGCACTGGCAGAGGAAGTTTTTCCCGCCCGCGCGATTTTTTTTGTTCCAAGGAGCGCCCCATGACCACCCCCGCCAAGACGCGACTGCGCTACTCCCAGGCCGACCGCAAGCGCGGCCTGTCGAACGCCGGCCGTTCCGACGACCTGCTGTTGTCGATCATCTCCGACTACCAGGAGGCGTCAAAATACCGCCTGACGCCGAGCCGCTTGGTGCAGATCATCGCCGACGCCGACGCGGGCGACCCGCGCGAGCAGGCCGCGCTTTTTCCGACGCTTCTGGAGAAGGAGCCGCTTCTGGCGGCCCACCTGAACACCCGGCGGCTGGCGGTGCTCTCCAAGCCCTGGCGAGTGCAGAGCGAGAAGCAGCCCGAACTCGCCGCCGAGATCACCGACGCGCTATCCCGGGCGGGCCTGCAGAAGGCCCTGGGCTGGCTCCTGGCCGCCGTCGGCTTCGGCTATGCCGGCGTGGCGGTCGACTGGCTCGAGGGCGGCGCCGGGGTGGCCGGCTTCCGCCCGATAGCGAACGACCGCTGGCTTTTCGACGAGGGTGGCCACCCGGCGCTGTCCGGGGCGGACGGCCGGCCCATCCCCCTGGCCGGGTTCCACCCGGCGCAGATCATGTTTCTGGTCAACGACGGCGCCGCCGGGCTGCCATGCCGGGCGGGCTTGCTGCGGACGCTTCTGTGGCTGCACATGTTCAAGAACGCGGCCTTCGCCGAGTGGAACCGATTCCTGGAGCGCTTCGGCATGCCTTTCCTGCTGGGGAAGATCCCCGCCGGAGACTTCTCGGACGAGAAGAAGCGCAAGGTGCTCCTGGCGTCCCTCCTGCAGGTGCGCTCAGGCGGCGCCGGCGTCGGCACGACGGAGACTACCATGGACCTGCTGAACGGCGCCGCCGGGAATAACTCCGAGGCCTTCGAGTCCCATCAGCGCTACTGCGACGAGATCATGACGCTGACGGTGCTGGGGCAGCTGGCTTCCAGCGACCGGGGCAGCGGCTTATCCCAGGGCGGCATGCAGGAGGAAGTCCGCCAGGACCTGCTGGAGGCCGATTGCGCCATGCTCTCCGAGGTCGTCCAGAACCGCCTGGTGGACTGGCTTTGCCGGCTGCGGTACGGCCTTGACGACACCAGCGACATGTGCTTTGTGATCGACTGCCAGAAGGCCGAGGACCTGAACGTCCGAGCCGACCGGGACGAGAAGATCGCCCGGGCGGCCGGGTGCAAGCTCAAGCGCGACTACGTCGCCGAGGTCTATGGCGTCGACCTGGAGGAGCCCGAGCCCGAGCCCGAGATGCCGCCCGCCGGGAAGAAGGCCGACGACGACCAGACGGCCATGACCGACGACGGCCGCAAGGCGGCGACGGCCGGCAACAGGCTGATTAGGGCGACCATTGGCCGGCTGGTGGACGAGGACGCCCTGGCGGCGTGGCGAATCCCCATCGACGCCGCCATCCGGAAGGCTTTCGGCGACTTGGACCCGGGCGATCCGGAGCTGGTCGAGAAGTTCCGGGAGCGGGCGCCTGCCTTCCTGGCGTCGCTGCCCGGGGTGATGGACCAGTTCGACGCGCGCGCCTTCGAGGATGCGCTGCAGGGCGCTCTTCTGGCAGGGTTCCTCAACGGCGCCCTGCCGGTCGATTTTTGGCGGAAAACTTCCAGTTGACGCGGGGGGGCAATGATATGGATAGACGCAACGACATGTTGGCTTTGAGCGGCGCGGCGGCGGACACGCTGGCGCTGGCGCCGCTTGAACTCTCCGACGGGGCTTCGTCGCCGCCGGAGGTCCCGCCGGCCGAGTTCCTGCTGGTGCGCTACGGCGACAACGATTTCACCAAGGGCGAGGAGCAGGGCCGGTTCGCCTTCGACGAGGAGGCCGCCGACGAGGTCATCGCCGACTTCGCCAAGCGCGGCAAGGACGTGGTGGTCGACTACGAGCACCAGACGCTGTCCGGCAACGAGGCGCCGGCGGCCGGCTGGATCAAGGCGCTGGCGAAGACGGCGGCCGGGCTGGTGGCGAAAGTGGACTGGACGGCGAGGGCGGCCGAGCGCCTGAAGGGCCGCGAGTACCGCTACCATTCGCCGGTGCTGCACATCCACGGCGGTCGGCCCTACCGGCTGCATTCGGTGGCGCTGACCAACCACCCGGCGCTGCACGGTTACCCGGCTTTGGTGGCCGATGACGATAAACTCAAGACCCCGGAGGCAACACCCATGAACGAGCATCTGAAGAAAATCGCCACCTTGCTGGGCGTGACGGTCGTCGCGCTGGCGGATGGCAAGGAAGACGAGAAGGGGACGGCGGAGGCCGTCGCCGCCAAACTCACCGAACTGCAGACCGCGCAGACCGCCGCCCAGGCCGAGAAGGCTGCCGTGGCGGACCTGCTGAAGCTGCACGAT